AGCATTATTTAATGTATTTGCTATTGACAAAACAAGTACAGTGGTTAAAATGAAAGGTGGAAACCAAGATGAATTGTACCAAAATAATGCATTTGAAAAAAAAGTATTAAAGACAAGAAGTTTAGAGGAAGTTTGGCCACAATATTGTAAAACAATAAAAAGATATGGAAGGCCACATCATTATGTAAATTGGAAAGGACATTTTAAACACGGACTTGCAAGGAGAAAAGATATTGATTGGAATGAAATAGAAAAAAAGGAATACAAATTAAAATTGAAACAAGTAAAAGAAATAAAAAGTAAAAAGGTAAAAAAATTCTATAAAAAATATAAATGAGGATATTAGTAACGGGTGGTGCAGGATTTATCGGAAGCAATTTATTACGAGCATTAACAACAAATATAAAATATGCTCAACACGATTTATATTCTTTGGATAATTATTTCACCGGTAAAAAGGAAAATCATATAGATGGTGTTACATATTATGAGGGCAATACTTGGGATATTGATAATTATGATGCATTTGATATTGTATATCATTTCGGAGAATATAGTAGGGTTGTACCGTCATTTAAAGACATAGAAAAGTTATTCCAATATAATTTAATGGGAACAACTAAAGTTATAGAGCATTGTAGGAAAAATGATGCAAAATTAATTTATAGTGCTTCAAGTAGTAAATTTGGAAACAATGAAAACCTAAGTCCATATAGTTGGGTAAAAAGTAAAATGGTAGAACTGATTAAGAATTACGGAGAATGGTATGACATAAACTATCAAATATGTTATTTCTATAATGTATATGGTGAAAACCAAATATGTAAAGGAGATTATGCAACAGTCATTGGTAAATTTGAGGAACAATACAAAAACAATATACCATTAACAATATATGGTAACGGAAAACAAACAAGACAATTTACATACATAAAAGATTTAATTGACGGGATATTAAAAGTAGAGAAACAAAAACACAATTCAGAATGGTATTTAAGTTCAGAGCAAGAATATTCTATAAATGATATTGCAGATATGTTTAAATGGACAAGAACATATATTGCACAACCACGAGGGGAAAGAGAATATGCTATATTGCCTAAAAATGATAGTAAAAAACTATTGAAATGGAAACCAAAATACACATTAGAGGATTGGATTAAAAAAATAAAAAGTGGACAAAAGTAGACACAATAAGGATAATATGCTAAAAGCATTGGAAAATAGTTTAGGAGTTGTAACAACTGCTTGTAAAAGTGCAAACATTCCTAGAAGTACATACTATAAATGGTTAAAGGAAGATGAGGTATTTGCCGAACAAGTAAAGGATATGGAATTACTTGCAAAAGATTTTATTATGAGCAAGTATTATGAATGTGTTAGTGATAAAATACCAAGTGTTGTAATACACGCAGCAAAAACAAAATTAGGTTGGAATGAACAACAAAAGATTGATTTAACAAGTGGCGAGGAACCTATACAAATCAATATCAAATTAACTGATGAGGATTGAAAGTGAATTTACACCAAAACAAAGTAAAGCATTTAGATACTTGTTGGATAACACAACAACTGAATTATTATTCGGTGGTGGTGCCGGTGGTGGTAAATCCTATTTGGGTTGTGCTTGGATTATTTATTCTTGTATAAAATACAAAGGGATAAGATGTTTAATCGGTAGAAGTAAACTTGACAATCTAAAAAAAACAACACTTAACACTTTCTTTGAAATATGTAAAGAATGGAAACTTATAAGTGGTAAAGATTTTAATTTTAATGCCGGTAGTAACATAATTAAATTTTATAACGATAGTGAAATAATGCTTAAAGACTTGTTTCATTATCCATCAGACCCTAATTATGATAGTTTAGGTTCCCTTGAATTAACATATGCTTTTGTTGATGAGTGTAACCAAATAACACATAAAGCCAAAACAATACTGTCATCTAGGTTAAGGTATAAACTTGACGAGAATAATCTAATACCAAAATTATTTATGAGTTGTAACCCGGCAAAAAATTGGGTGTACAACGAATTTTATTTGCCTAATAAAAATAATGAATTGATGGATTATCGTAAATTCATACAATCATTAGCAAGTGATAATATACACATCAGTAAACATTATGAGGAACAATTACAGAAACTTGATGAAATAAGCAAACAAAGGTTATTGTTCGGTAATTGGGAATATGATGATAGTGAGGACAAATTAATCGAATATAATGCAATACTAAATTTATTTGATAATCAAGACTTGAATGGTGGGGAAAAGTATATCAGTTGTGATGTTGCAAGATTTGGTAAGGACAAAACAGTCATTATATATTGGAATGGATTACGAGCAGAACAAATAAGGGTATTAGATACAAATACTATTGTGGAAGCAAGTAATATAATAAAGGACATACAGAGAACACAAAATGTAAGATTATCAAACATAATCGTAGATGATGATGGAATTGGTGGTGGTGTTACAGACATTTTAAAGTGCAGAGGATTTAAAAACAATGGAAAGGTTATCAATAATGAGAATTATGTAAATTTAAAAACACAATGCTACTATAAGTTAGCAGAGTGTATAAACGCCGGAAATATGTTTATTAATAGTAACAACCCTAAAATAAAAGAAAGTGTCTTAAAAGAGCTAGAACAAGTCCGTAGGGATAAAATTGATAAGGATAGCAAGTTAGCAATACTGCCAAAGGAAAAAGTCAAAGCAATTATTGGTCGTTCACCGGATTTTAGTGATGCAATAATGATGCGAATGTATTATGAGTTGAGACCGAATGTTGGAAAGTATTATGTGCAATAAAAGGAAAGAGGGGGGTTGGGAAACAAGTATTATGATTAAAACCAACCACCCCTCTAAATGCCTAACAAATACGCACCAAATGTATAAAATTTATATTTACTAATGAAAACCAAATTGAATTATGTTATTAACAGTTAAAGATAAGGAATATAGAATACCTGAAAAATGGAATGAAGTAGGACTTGGAATGTATCAAGATTTTATGTTAAATACAAAGGACATAAATGATGAACATTTGATTGATTTGTATGCAATAAGTGCATTTACCAAATTACCAATTGATACTGTAAAACAAATAAGGAAAACAGATATTGACAAAATTAAAGTACAATTACAAACATTGTCAAGTAAAAAAATGAACACTACATTAAATACAATAATAAATATTGATGGTGTTGATTATGGCTTCCACCCAAACTTAAAAGATATAACATTTGGTGAGTTTGTGGATTTGGATAACTATTTAGAGGATATATGGAAAAATATGCACTACATAATGGCTATATTGTACAGACCAATAACAAAGTCAAAATATGGCAAGAAAAATTCCAAATATGCTATTGAGGGATATAATAGTGATGAATGTTTTGAAAGGGCACAGATGTTTAGGGATAAATTAAGTATGGCTACAACAAATGGGGCAGCCAATTTTTTTTTAACTATAGGAAAGGAGTATCAGAGCGTTATGCAATTATATTTGAGCAAAGAACAAAAAATGATGATGAAAACGAAAGGCGACTTGCAAACCAAAACGACTTTGCAAGCAAATGGGGTTGGTACGGAGTAATATATAATATGAGCAACGGGGATATAACAAAACAAAATCAAATTTTAAAAATGACAGCAGAGGAATGTTTTACTTTTTTATGTTACTCTAAAGATTATGAATCAATGAAAAACAGAAACTAATTATGCCGATAATAAACGCAAACGGGAATTTCTATAAAAATGCAACACTTAAAAATCTAATTGATTTATTTGAAGATATATGTACCGAAAATAGTGGTATTATGTCATTTAGTTTTGGTGATATATGGGAAATAGAAACAAAAGAAAGAGATTATGTAGTAGGTCATTTAAGTATAGAAAATGCACAATATCTAAATAATGAATTGCAATATGACTTTAAATTTTACATAATGGATTTGGTTAGTAAAGACGAAGGAAATGAAAATGATGTATTGAGTGATACTTTACAAACAATAGGAGATATTGTTTCAAAATTAAAAAATGGTAATGTACCTAATACACATATAGATTTTGAAAATGATTATAGATTACAAGAGGGAATAGTTTGTCAACCATTCACAGAAAGATTTGATAATGATGTTAGTGGTTGGGTAGCAGATATTAGTATAAGAGTATCATTCAATTATTCTGCTTGTACTGGGGATACAATGTAAATAAATAAAAATTAAATAAAATGGCAACATCAGTAGTAACACAAACATTAACAGTAGATATATCTGAAAAAATTACCTTAAATGGTACAACATATGATACTGTATCTAGTTTAGTCATACCGGAGGTAGCAAATTATGTCAGTAATGTTTTTAGGGTAACATCGGGACCAAACATAATACTAACATTTTCTGCAACGGGTACATCTGCTAGGAATACAGAATATCAAGTTGATAGAGTAAAATATGTAAGATTAACAAACCTTGATGCAGGAAATATTGCTTTACTATCAACAACAGTAGGTGGTAAGGCGGGCAGTACTCAAAGTATAGCACCGGGTGGTAGCGTTGTTTTGACAAGTATGTTAGAGGGCGGTGGAACAATACAAGAAATAACTGTAAATGCACCAGCCGGAACAGATATTGGTTATGTAATAGCACTAAATGATTCCGGTGATGTACCACCTGAAGAGTAAAATATGCAAACTAGGAATACAGAAAAGGTATTGGATGCCTTTGCTAAAAAGGTAGTACAACGGGCAGTAAATAATCTTGCAAAACAAGATGGTGTAGATACCGGAACACTTGCAAGAAAATTAACCTATGATGTAAATGTATATCCTAGTGGTGCATTGGAATTGGATTTTACGGGACCATACTATTGGAAATTTGTAGATAAAGGAGTTAAGGGTAGTAAAAGTGGTCGTAAAGCATATAAAAGTCCATTCCGATATAAAGGAAAAAATATAAAAAAGGGAGTGATTGAAGCGTGGGTAAAAAGAAAAGGAATACAAGGTAGAGATAAAAAAGGTAGATTTATAAAACATAAAACACTATCATATCTTATAGGCAGAAGTATTGCTTTGTATGGTCGTAGGGCAACAAGATTTTTTAGTAATGCATTCAGATACGAAACAAAACAATTGCCACCGGAAATAAGAAAAGCATACGCAAAAGACATATCAGCATTTATGAAATTTGCACTAAAAGATTATCAATAATGGCATTAGAACAATATTTAACATTAACGAATACAGAGGACAATAACAGACTGATTAATGCGTCTTATAAGGATTGTGTGTTTGTTATGACGGGAAAAGATATAATTGCAGACATAACAGACCAAGTGTTTGATTTTAAATATCATTTAGAGATATTAATAGATGATGTTGTCAAAGCAAAATTACAATCACCAACCGGTGTTTTTAGAATTGAACAGATATTACAAGACCATACACGAACAGATAACAGTGGCTATGGTGAAACACTAGGTGGAACAGATTACCCACAAAGTACAAGACAATATGTTGGTATGAGACAAAAAAGGCACGCCATACATTTTATAGATAATTTTGCTCGTAATAGTAACAATATGATTAAAGTATCATTTAGAGTAGGTGCATCTTTTTTTGTTGAAAATGGAACATTTTTTGGAGAGAAAATT